ATCCGTCCGCTAACGAGTGGTGAAACCTGGGCATATATCTATATGACCCCGGCAGGCCACATCCTTAAGCAACATCTCGAACTCCTACCGGGTGCACGGGTCGGGCTTGCCGACACTGACCACCTTTGGAGATTCGGAAATAGTTACGAGAAACACTTCCTTAGTGAGACGTCAAGGCAGGGTTATAACCCTGAATTTATTTCCACTTCGGACCTTACAGCCGCTACGGACCGAGCACAACATGTGAACTCGGCCGAGATGGCAAAGGGATTCGTAGATGGGCTATCCGTCGGTGACGGAATGACCAAATACTTATCAGATTCTATCGACTTGTTATGTTCACCAAGAGACATTGTCTACAAGGCACCAAGAACCCAGATACGTGCAATAGCACGATACCTGGATCCCAGTTACAGAACTGACAAGAGTAAGGAAATCCGGTTTACAACCACATGTGGTGTATTAATGGGAGAACCTATTACAAAATCTATCCTGACTATGTCTTCAATGGCTGCATACTATGCGACCCTTCAAGGTATTAAACACGTAAGGCAAGTGACGCCGAGGTCGATAGCAAAGCTATCGAACCCAGGACGTCGCACCTTTGCGTGCTGCGGAGATGATCATACAGCGTTAGGCCCGTTGGAGTTCCTCAAAGGAATCCCGGACTTTCTAGCGTCAATGGGTTACGAGATATCGTGGGAGAAATACAGAATCTCAAGGAGATATGTACACTACTGCCAAGACTTCGGTCTACACCCTAATTTTAAACCTGGGATACACATTGATACTATCAAGATGCGTCTCTTAAACCAGTTCTCGAAAGGAGGAACATTCGCATGCGAGTGTCCCGACCCTCTAGTTGGTAAAGGTAAAGAGCTGTCGCGGTGCTTCCGTTCATTGAACGAAAGTAGACCAGATATTGCAGAAATTCTGCGACCGGTTTTACCGCTCATGCTCAGGTCTGGAATGCCCTCCTTTTATGAAAAGGCGGTAATAAACAACCCAGTAACATATATGCCCCCGAACCTAGGCGGACTTGGTATACCATCACAATGTGATTGGTACAACACGTCAGCCGGACAGAATCAGGCACAACTCTACATTGTAGAGAGGACTGATCCAAATTTAGTCCCAGAAACCGGAAAGTACCGGAGTCTGTGGGAACGTGGTATACAACAGAAGGTTGAGGTCGCGAATTATCTAGAAATGCAAGGCATATCTTTACACGATCTACAAACCAACTCTGAGGCTTTTGCGTCAAAGTCTGACCAAATCAATGTGACAGGTTCGTCCGCAGCGCCTAGTAGGCGCCGCGTGATGCGAACCATGTACAGAGAGATGGTAGACTTGACCAAACCCCAAGCAATTATGGGTGACAAGGAGACACCATATGCAACAATGTTGCGTGGATCTGCTGAGCCCTCAACAGTACAGCCGAATCGCCGCGCGGGAGCACTGCTCCGTAACGCGGCCTCAAAGGCAAACGCGTATCGAGACA